ACCCAATTTCACGAGTAGCAACAAGAGACCTAACGATATATATTTTCTCGTAAGGAGTTTTTTCGTCCAAGACATCTCTAAGAGCTTTGTAAAGTGTGATAAAAGTCTTACCTGTACCAGCACAACCATATGCAACTATATTCTTACCACTATCGTAAGAATTAAACAAAGATTGCTGATTAGTTGTAAGGGGTTCTATATCCCTTAAGAAATCAGTATTAATAGGTTTTCTTCTTTTCATCTGCTTGGAGGTCATCCCGACCCCGATTGGTTGCTCAGTTTTTTTCTTTCTTGGCATACTTAGATGGCTTTTACTTTAGATCCAGGTGCTTTTGATGCTTTATGAAGGACATCATTCCATCCAGGATGGGATTTCTTCAGTCTATCATATACTTCTCCGACTTCACCTAGGCTAGCAATCCCTGCTTGCCAATCCTTATCCCAATCGGGATTCTCTTTTCTCCACTCATCATATGCCATCATTGACATAGAGAGTTCCTTCTGCTCACCAGTTTCTTTGTTAACAACAGGATATATGGGCATATCAATATAAAGTTATGTGTTTTTATTTATTATGGGTAAGGTTGGATTCGAACCAACGTAGGCAGGGCCAGCGGATTTACAGTCCGCTTCCTTTAACCACTCGGACACTTACCCGATCCAATCAAGGGCTTCAGACACTGTAGGGAATTGTTCCTTAAAAATAGATCTAATCTTTTCTACTACATCCATATGCTCTTTCTGAGTCCCGTGTGCAGATCTCAAATCAATATAATGTACCCACGACCTCACAGAACCAGTCATATAGAGTCTTGTGGGTGTTGCTAACGGGAGAACAAATCTCGCACATTCCTTCGCAATACCCGAAGCGAGGAGTTCATTGTAGAGATCCATTGCTTCAACGAAATGCTCTGCAATCTTCTCTTGAAGGTCTTGTTTCTTGTTTTTTGGTACATCATCAGTACTATTCTGCCTATTCTTAAGATCCTGATGCCTAAGGTCAGGTACAGGAATTTCATCTGCTAATAGATTAGTATCAGCATATCTCTGACTGAACTCTTGAAAAGTAAATGATCTATGCCTTAGTATCTGTGCAGCAAGTCCTCTTGTAGTATTAATTTCTACTGTCATATGTGCCTGTTCGAATACAGACCAATGACCGTGCTTAATACAGTACCTCAATAGACCTGCAAACTTATCATTGTCCTGATTATTTGGGTTAGATACTCTGGCAACATATGCCATAGTTTTCTCCGCATCAGGAGTAACACTAACAAGTTTAATCGGCGTATCCGTCGTCATCATCGAAGACCTCATCATAATCAGCAATTTGGGGAGAGAATGCTTTTGAATTACTGTAAGCATCCACATCAGAATAAACCTCAGACTCCAATGCGTCAACTAAGAGTTTGAGGTTTCTAACAATAAGTTTTAACTTTTCTCTTGAAGGATCCATATTAAGACTTAAAGTACTTATCAAGTACTTGTAACTGGTCTTCATACCTTGCAATCTTATCAAGTTCTACCTGGATTGCCTCTGTAATATCTGAATGTTCACCAATGCCTACGGGGTGTTCCAAATAAACATTCACATTCACTCTATGCTTTGATATCTCACCTTGAGCATGTGCTTTGACTGCTGCTATCAATTGTTCCCGCATGTGTAACATCTGAATTCTATGTAATTTTATTATATATTAAAAAAAGCACCCTGTAAAGGGTGCTTTATACTTAGTCCAAGTAAGACTTAATTCACCGCGCACATACAGTTTTTTCTTCTGTATGTTTGATGCCTCTGTAAACTAATTCAGAGACTTGCTTCTGACAGCTCTTGCTGTCGTCGGTGTTATACTTAACACCCCTGTAAGTGACTTGTGCCATTGTGTTACTCCTAAAGTAGTTGGATTTTAAGGCCCGTTCCTTTAGTCGTTTGCGTCTCTTGAGTATTATACGATGAATACTAACTAGAGTATTATAGTTTGAATACTAACCAGAGATGAACGTACCCGTTCCGCGACTTACTTGCGACCCCGAAGGGTTGAACGATTGTGTTAATATTAACACAGTTACTTTATTTAGTCAAGTAATTCTGTATATCTTGATACATTTTTACATATCTTCAATCTTATAAGGACACATTATCCTTTCAACGATACCACGGGCACTCTTATTGTGCTCAATTAACTTATTCATCCAAATTCTTTCTGCTAAGGTAACTGTCCGTCCTAACTTAACCCGGCAAGCAATCTCACTTACTCTAAGTCTGTTATCCTTACTTAGCATCGAGTGGTCTTCCATGTTTATCAACTAATCCTAGTTTCTTTGCTTGGAAAAGATTAGACTTCCTACGTCTTGTCTCTTTCTTATATTGTTTGATAATTTTATCCACTTCATCATTAGATATTCTAACATTCAACTTATCATCCTTACCAAACCCCTCTGGATTCCCTGAATCAATATAATCATTAATCCCTTCTTGGATTTCATCATGGATGATATCCTGAATCTTTTCTCTTAATTGATCTCTGATTTCATCTTTACTCATAGTTTTAACTCCATAGTCCAAGGGAACTCATCTTTTGAATTAGTACGAGAGGGCATAAAGTTATAAGCAATACTAACTCTATGCTCTTCCTTTTCATTTGTATTTGGTTCATGTAAAATATAAGAAGGAAAGAGTAATAAATCTCCAACATCTACAGGAATTGTAACATCTGGATGCCAAGTATGCCTAACAACTATATCATAATTTACATACTTTGAATCACACTTACCTGACAACCTTGGTTCATCTCTAAATTTAATTGACATTTCTGAACCCTTTAAATACAATACACCCGATACAAAAGAATCTATATGATTATGAAAACCAAACCCCTTATCTTGAGGTTTTTGTATATTTAACCAACCACCAACAATATTCCAATCATCTCCCTTAGATCTACTTGTTAAATTTGAACAAAACTTCTGAGTTGTTTTTAAAACCTCATCTTGTATATCGAAAAACTTAGGATCATTAAAAACTCCAATAAAATCTATTTCTCCTTCAAGATCTATATTTGATAAAGTTTTATCAATTAAATCCTGATCTACTCTAAACTTATGAATCTCAGTAGGAAAAATATCTAAGCTACCTTTATATTTTGCCACAATTAATATTCTCTCTTCATCCCTTTCTTCTCCTTTTCTTTTCTGGTTGCTTAAACCCATACTGAGAAGGATTAATTGTACCATAACCCCATTCAATACCTTTTAAAGCACCCTTTCCATAGTTGTCATAATACATATCAAAAACATTAGATTGCTTTCCTGAGCGAGTGACATCTATACAATCTGTTCCATCACAAACATAGCTAACAATAAAAGCATCACTAGGAAACTTCTTATCCTTTGCTTTATCCATTGTTGTTTTGGATAAAAGAATCTCGCAAGAGTAATCAGAAGGATTAAGTTTATCGTCTGTTTTCTTTTCTTCTCCTGCCACTGTAGTCTCTCCTCGCTTTACTTCTTTACCACCAACATTCACACTCATGAGCGATCTCCCCAAGTCATATTTGGATAAGCTTGTTTCACATTATCAAAAGAAATATTATACTTACTACCAAGATCTTTGTCCTTTACAAGACATAAAACTTCTGCTTCTTTAGGATGTAATCCTTGAAGCATATTAATAAAGATCATTTCTCTACGAGTAGTAGTTAAAGAAGGATTTCCTCCCTGCACAAAATGATAGAAATTCTTATACTCATGTCTTATGGATGTTTTATTCCTTCCATCTAAGTCCTGTCCTGTTGCTGACTCCCCTCCTGCTGCCTCTTTAGTAATGTTTTCTGATAAAGTACCAGCGAATGTAGTCTGTGCATTAGTTTCGCCGTAAGGAACAGGTCCTGGAGGGAGTAAACTAATTACTGAACTATCATAATTCCATACAAATACGGTCTTAATAGATTCATGCTCATAATTTTGAAGGACTTCTACCTTCTTTGCATTAGTTTTCTGAGCATCTACTAATTCCAATATCTCAAAGATAAAAGGATTTACTGGAAGAGAATTAGTAGCAGGTGCTACTGCTGCAGGAGTTGCTTTTACTCTTGGTTTTGCCTTAGACTTTGCTGGCAATTTTGCTCCAGCACTTTTAGCCGGTCTACCCCTCTTCTTCGTCGTCGGTGTTGTCATAATTGTTTTCAAATCGAACTGCTACAATTTCATCAGGAACTAATTGTCCATTCTCATCAAACATCTCTGGATGAGTGTAAACTATCTGAGGTGTAGTTTCATAAGAATGTTGTCTTGCCATCCATCCTATCATACCTCCAACCAATAATGCAAGTAATGAAACTATTGTTGTCAAAGTTAATGTTACTATGGTTGTTTCCATGACATTCCTCCAGAGAGATTATTTTTTTCTAATGTCCAGATAAAAATTAAAATGGAACACTATCTCCCTGTCAAAAAAAGAAAATAGATTTCCAAACTTTACCTGAAAGGTTTTTGGTGCTTCTGGTTTTCTTCTCCTATTACGTAACAATAATTCTACACCCCGATTGATTTCGGGTTTGTCATTATTTAGATCCTTTTTTTCGCCTTCCTGGCCGTCGGTCATAACTATACCTCGCTGCATCCTCCAAGATACCTCCCAAATAATTCATGATCTTTCTTGCCTGAGGTTTAGGGATATGCCCATAACCCTCACGCAATTGTCTATGATCACTATCTTTGCCACCTCTAATATATTCCTTAAGATCTAAAACAAGATTACCAAGTTCTTGTGCAGTAGAACTATGAAGAAATGCTTCTACTTCTGCCTTGGTTGTCTTACGATACTTTAGAAACTCATAGAACTTAAGGGTCATCTTACCCTCAAAAGCATAATCTATTGCGTGTTCCAATAGATCATAAACATTTTCAAAGTCGTCCTCAGGTTTCATCAGACTAGATTATTCTCCTTGAGATATTGTACAGTTTCGGTACAACCCCCAAGATTATCTCCATTTAAAACAACTTGAGGGAAAGTAGACCCTTGACCAAACTGTTCGTAGAAACTGTCGCGGTCGAAGTCCCGATCAAGTTTATATATGACATGCTTAAGTTCTGCTAGTCTTAATACTTCTTGAATTTTGGTGCAATAAGGGCAACCATCACGCGAATATACTGTAAAATTCATAAGACCGTCCATATTCTTTTTGGAAAATTTTATTTATTAACTGTCATATTGTGACAGGAAATCAAGTGTTGATTCAATCTCATCTGCTTCTTCTTTTGAAACAGGCTCACCCCAAGTTTTACAGTCTACTTGTTGTTCATCAATGTAACAAGTGACCTTCATCTCTTCTTCATTCATTTCAACCTCTTTTAGAAATCTTTATCAGGATCGTATTCAAACCATTTGGTTTGATAATATGTAATTAACACACCTGCACCAAGAAGTAAAGCTGTTCCTACATAGTCATTCATCCTTTTTCTCCTTTTTCATTAGTCTATCATACTCTTCTGCATTATCAAGATAAGCTTGTTTCATATCTTCAATATCCCACTTGGGTTCAG